TGCAAATATAATGATGGTTTTTGATGTCTGATAAAAGGCTATTTTGTTCTGTCAATGGGTCATTACATTTTCTACATATATGCTTGATCATATACTATACTATGCGTTGTGTGTGTAAATAGTTATCGGTCGATGTGTTTAATGGTATATATTGTTATAAATACTATGTTTTTTATAAATATTGATAATGAATATAAAATTTAAAGGTGATTGATTATGAAAGGTGAAAACGCATGACAGCGACGCACTTCAGGGGTTCTGATGGCGAAATCAAGATAGATGGTAACGTAGTAACAGTTGTAGAATTTAATGTAGACATTACTACAAGTGTTATCGCATCACCCAGGGTAGGTAAAGTAGCTGATAAGAAATATGCAGGAAAACAGGATATAACCGGTTCAATAACACAGGTTCTTATTACTCCTGATCTTTTGTCATATGTGATTGGTGACTCTGATACGTTAACAACCAGTACATTAGAGACTCTACGGGATACAATTGACATACAAGCCGATGCATGGTCTGAAATCGCAATAACCACAGATCCAACAGACCCAACGACTGTAAAATGTACGCTTACTGCTGGTGATGCAAGTGCAAATGAAGGAAGCATCATAATTAGGGGTACAAACACATCTGATGCGATTGTAACAGAAGTTATAACTTTTGCTGCAATGGAATATGGTGATCCTGCACAGGTGCTATATGGTTCGCAGAATTTCAAGACGACTGATTATGTAGACATTTCTGGGAATTTGCAGCCAACACCGACAGCTGTGGCTAATACTCTTAAGATAGAAGGTATAGCAGGCGAAAAGACAATGAGCCCTGGTAATGCTACAATATTTGATATTATTGGTAAAGTAGAAGATTCAAACAGTAACCATGCAACGATAACATGTAATAACTGTTTCTTCACTGCTGGGAACTTCCCAATCGGCGATTCAAATACTTTGGTTTCGTGTGATCTGCCATTCGTTGTTCAAGATGCTGATGTAGATGTTACTTTAAATTGGACATCAACGTAAGGTGAACAAATGACAACCGAAACAGGGAGTTCGATCTCCCTTCCTTCTTTTAGGAAGGGGATTGAGTTCGATGTGAAACCCTTGAATCTTGGTGGGACCAGAGCAATGATGAAAGCCACTAATGGCGATAACGTCGATGTAATGATGGTGATGATTACCGAAACACTGAAACGAGAGTTTCCAAATGTCACGTCTGCTGAAATTGATAAGATTGAACAGGATGATTTTGTAAACTTGATAGATCTGACTTCAAAGGCAAATAAAGGACTCGACAAGATTGCTAAAAATGCTAAAGAAGACGAAGATCAAGAAACAGGCGAGACACCAACAGAGGATTTTACGACACCAGCCAATTAGATGATGTGCGTGTAGCGATAGCGTATCATTATCGATATCGGCTGGATTATATTGATTCATTAGACATGGAAGAAGTTAATCTTCTTTTGAAATACATATCATCGGAAGAAACGACCGAAACCAAGACCAACACAGAAATCAATCCAACGAAACTAGAAACAGCTCTTGCTAAATTTACAGCAGCCAAGGAGGCACAATGACAGACGTCGCCAAAATGCAGATTGTAGTTGATTTGAAGGATAAAGCTTCAAAACAACTTGTTGGAATCAATAAACAGTTTGGAAAGGCATCTGGGGGTATAACGAAATCAGTTGGTGCCATCGGTGCTGGTTTAAGTTCAATTGCACTACCAGCGATAGCTGCGGTTGGTGGCATTGGTTTAGCTGTTGGGAAATCGGTTTCGGTTTTTGCAGATTTTGAAAAAGCAATAGCCAACGCTGCATCTGTTACTGGGGCAACAGGCCAGGCATTTGAGGATACCAAGAAAAATATAGAAGATGTATCGAATATCCTTGGTAAAACCACAGTACATAGTGCATCAGACGCTGCCAATGCGTTTTATGATCTAGCTTCAGCAGGTTATGATGTTGCTAACATGACAAAATCTGATTTAAAACCGATTCTAGATATTGCATCGGCTACACAGAATGAATTATCATACACTACCGGTGTTGTAACGTCTACATTGGGTCAATTTGGATTGGCAATAGGAGACTCTGGGAGAGTTGCTGATGTTTTCGCCAAAACTATAGGATCATCAAAAGCGACATTAAGTGCACTTGAAAATTCAATGAAATATGTTGGTCCTGTTGCTAACTCGATGGGTTTAGAAATCGAACAAGTTAATGCAATATTGGGCAATCTTTATAATGCCGGTTTCAAAGGAGAACAAGCAGGAACAGCGCTGAGGGGCGCATTTTCGAGGCTGTTAAATCCAACTAAGGCGATGGTGGATCAGATTGAATCAATGGGACTTACAATGGATGATGTGAATCCTACAACACATGATCTAGCTGATATACTTGATACATTGGCTGAGGCTGGAATGGATACCAGTTCAGCAATGACGTTGTTTGGTGTCGAGGCAGCTCCTGCGATGCTTGCACTTACCAGCACCACACCTGATATAAGAAAACTTGAAAGGGCTTTGTATGATGCTGGTGGGACTGCTGAAACGATGGCAACGCAACAATTAGATACATTAAGCGGTAGTTTTGCTCTTATAAAATCATCTGTTGAAGGGGTTATGATTTCAATCGGAAAAGAATTTGCTCCACTTGTTTCGAAATTGGCTGATATAATAATTGATATAATTCCTAAAATTGAAGCATTTGCGTCTGGAATTGGTGATGAATTATTGCCACATATTATAAGTTTTGCAAATAAATTAAAAAATGATTTACAACCGGGATTAGACTCATTAAAAGAAGTTGCGAGTAGTATAATTGATGTTTTATCAGATTTGTATTATGATTTTATAGATAGTGAAACCGCAATGTCTAGTATGACGTCTGTTGTAGATGGTTTAGTTGATGCATTTAATTTTTTAGCAGGCGCAGCGGCAGCAGTTTGGACATTTTTTGCGGATCATCCAACATTAACAAAAGCGATAGGTCTCATAGCTGTGGCCATAGCATTAATTACAACTCCAATCTTAGCTGTTATTGCAGCAATTGGTGTTCTTGCAGTTGCATGGGATCAAAACTGGTTTGGTATAAAAGACACAGTCGTTAGAATTGCTGATATTATAGTAACTCATGTTACAAATAAATTGGATCTTTTAGCCAAAGAATGGGACGAAAACGGGGCCGTCATAATGGCTGCAGTTAATTTCGCATGGGATTTAATCAAAGCCTCAATAGAAAATACAATGGATTTGATTAATACTGCTATTAATGTTGTCCTTGATATTATAGAAGGCGATTGGAAAGGTGCGTGGGATAGAATAGTTGATTTTTTTGGACGAGTAAAGGAAAGAATGCTTGGAGTAGTAGATGAGTGGGGGGAAAAGATAAAAACCGCATTCTTAAATACGCTTGATGATATTATTGAACAAATATCAAATTGGTCAACAGATAGTATACAAAACATAACAGATTTTAAAGATAAAAGCATTCAAAAAATATCTGATTTTGCAACCGATGCTTCACAGTCAATATCAGATTGGGCATCTGATACCTTAATTACTATATCGGACTGGGCTACAGATAGTATACAGACGATATCAGATTGGGCTACTGATGCTATACAGTCGATATCTGATTTTGTTACAGATAGTCTTCAATTTATTTCTGATTGGAGTTCTGATGCATTACAATCTATATCAGATTGGGCCACCGATGCATTACAAACCGTTTCTGGTTGGGCTATAGACACATTAGGAAAAATAAGCAATTGGGCTTCGGATACATTAGATGAAATTTCAACATGGGCAACAGATACACTAAGTGAAATCTCTAATTGGGCTATTGATGCTTTAAGCGTGATTAGTAACTGGGTATCTGATGCGTTAGGTGATATATCTAATTGGGCTACGGATACATTAGATGAAATTTCAACATGGGCAGCAGACACATTAAGTAGAATAGGTGGTTGGGCCACCGATGCCCTATGTGAGATATCAAACTGGGTTATTGATACACTAAGTGAGATTTCTAATTGGGCAATAGATACATTAAGTGAAATATCATCATGGGCTTCTGATGCACTTAGCGAGATATCAACGTGGGCCACCGACGCATTAAATGAGATTTCTAATTGGGCTACGGACAGCGTGGATGAAATGTCAGACTTCGCAACACGTGCTCTTGATTCTATATCTGATTTTGCATCTGATGCACTCCGAGAAATCAGAGATTGGGCATCTGATGCTCTATCTGCGATATCTGGTTGGGCATCAGACGCTCTAAAAAAAATATCAGGTTTTGTTTCTGATGCCATTAAAGAATTAAGTGGTTGGTTTGATAAAGTAAAAGCATTCTTTGATTTTTCAAAATATAAAATAAAATGGCCGAAAATAACCAATCCGTTTGCGGGTGTGAATTTCTGTAATTATGTCCCATCCAACATGAAATTCTTATTTAGTGGATGTGGAGGATCTCCGCCACATGACAAATCACATGATAAAGGACACAGTAAAAGCAGTCCGAGTGATGGACACGACCAAAGTAGTTATGATAGAGCATCATGTTCAATGAAAGATTATTCTGGATATGATCGGGGTGCTATAAAATTCCAGCATGGCGGACCAATTACAAAGGATTTGAACGCAGATCTCCATGAAGGGGAATATGTAGTACCGAAAAAGGGCGCCTTGGTGATGTCAGATTCCAAGCCAACCCATGTTAAAATATCATATAATTTTGGAAACGTGTATGGTGTTAATGATTTTGAAAAGTTGCTTGATAAACATGATCGAAAATTGTATAGACAATTGGAATCGTTGATATGATTACTACAATATTGCCTACGGATATGTGTAATTTGAATTGTAGTTATTGCGTATCCAGAAAAGGAAACAATGTAATGTCTAAAAAAACATTATATAATACTGTAGATTTTGTATCAAATGTTCATGAAGCAAACGGAAACGATGGGCATATTGAGTGGCACGCAGCGGAACCCATGATGCTTCCTATCAGTTTTTATGAAGACGCCGAAGAACGATTCAGACAAAATAAATGTAACATACAAAGAATTCTATGTAGTAATATGACACTCGCGGATGATAGGTGGTTTGAATTTATTAAGAAATATAATTATGCAGTTTCCACCTCACTTGACGGTGATATTTATATTACAGACAACATATGCGGTCCTGGAACATTTGAAAAAATCATAAAATCATTCATGCGAATGGATGAACTGAATATAAATTATGGAGTTATTGGAGTTATTTCAAAATATTCATGTGCACACGCTGATGAAATATATCCTTTTTTCAAACATGCACTCGATGATATAAAATTAAATATTGAAACACCAAACACATTCCAGAAAGAGACCGTTACCGCTTTTATAAAAATATTTGATGATTGGTATGCAGATGAAAATCGAATAGATGTTCATCCGTTCATCCATATGGTTAATTTTTTAGAGGGTATACCCTTTGAAAAACGGTGCTATGTTAATTGTAATAAATATGTAATATGTATTGATTCATTTGGTGATGTGTATCCATGCGAATCATTTGTTGTTAATATGGATACATCTGACTATATTTTAGGAAATGTGAATGAAGATGCATGGGAAAACATATGGTATGGTGATAAAAGAAAAGCGTTCTTAAAAAACCAGGCAGTCTTATCAGATGAATGTTTGAACTGTAGATATCTTGATTATTGCGGTGGCGGGTGTAATGCTGATTCAATGTTATACGGGTCAAAGGACACACGAAAAGCGTCGTGTTGTGCTATTATAAAACCACTCATGAAATATATAGCAGATAGGATAGGTGCATCATAGTGGATGTAAGTTTGAATTATGAATTGGTTGGATACTGGCCAATGGACGAGGGATCGGGTGCGGTATCAACAAGAGACGATTCTGGGTGGAATAATACAGGATTACTAACAAACATAACAGATTCGAACTGGAAAGGCGGTATCAGTGGAAAATGCATTGATTTTAATGGAACAGATGAGTTTATTGATTGTAGTAATAATTGTTCATTGGACGTGAGTGGTAATTTTAGTATAAGTTCCTGGATTCATATGAGTGTTGGGAGTGCTGGAACACAATACGTTGTAATAAAAAATCATGTGGTGTTTTCAGATTGTCAATATGCTTTTGGTTGTGACATGACAAATGATAAAATAATTGGTGGATTCAATGGAACTCTTTATGGTGGGACTACTAACAGTTCTATTGTCCGTGGGCAATGGTATCATATTGTGATGGTGTACAATCAAACAGATGTTAGATATTATATAGACGGTGTTTTGGTAGGAAATCCACATGCTATTACCGATTCGGTGACGCAAACAGATCATGATGTTCTTATTGCGAAACGGAAAGTTGGTACTGATTTTTTTGATGGTATGATGGATGAGGTAAGAATATATAATAGAGCATTAAATACTGAGGAGATCGAGTATTTATACGATAATCCATCTGGTGTGAATAAAAATTTAGTGTCTGCTAGACTTTTAATAACCGATTTGGATGGTGATGGGCACACAATAACTGACAACATTGAAATAATGAATGTCAATACTACATTATCCTATGCGAGTGACACGTTCGAAATTGTGCTTGCAAATTATGATGATGCTTATTCGTATATTGAATTTGGGTGTGAAATTGAAGTTTTGTTGGGTGTTGGTGGAATAAACACAAAGAGATTAGTTGGAATTATCACAGACGAAACATATACTCTTGATGATGATTTGATAGATGGTCGAATTGAAATATTTGGAGAGGATATAGGGCACAGATTATATAATATTTATATTTTCAAACTTATATATAATACTGAAATATCTGATATATTGATAGATATTTTGGATACTGTTGATACGTCAACAGGCGAAACTATGCGAGATTTGGCAGGCATAGATCCATCAAATGAATTCATTGAAAGTACTACACATACATCAGAGGTAACGAAATTTGTATGGGTTTTATTATCCGACGTAATAAAACAACTTGCTGATTATGCTGGATATGATTGGTATATTGATACAAATAGAAAAATACATTTTTATGAATCAAGAGATGTATCGGTATCAAAAACAATTGTTGATACGGATATTGTTGACGGTGCCAGGATTGGAGTATATGAGAGTGCAGTCAATAGAGCGATTGTTTTTGGTGGATATGAATATAAAACCGACCAAACAGGTAGTACAAAAGCAAAAACATATACTGTTACTGATAATTTTTCGGTAAGGGATGAATTTACACCAACCAGTTACTCCATGTCATCTGTTTATGTATGGACAGAGGTAGTTTTGGGGAGTGAATCAAACGTTGTATTAACAATAGAAGATGCATCATCTAATATTATCTCAAATAGTATGATAACGGTATATAAAGACAATATTACAGATGGAGATTATACAGAATTTAAATTCAATCCATTCATTAACCTTACTGCCGGAGTTGAATATTATATCCGCATGCGTGGAACCACATCAAACGGTGTTAAAATCGGTTACAGTATGGGTAATGTAATGGATTATATTACCAAATATCCGGTACGTATTATGTCGATGTCATCGGATTTTGAATCATATGAAAAATATGGATTGTATATGGAACGATACGTTAATATTAATATAGATGATCCTGATTTAGCTGTACTAAAATCTATTTCTATGCTTAATGGTATTCCAAAAAAATCTGCTATTATATCAGTAGAAGATGATTCAATATCAGTAGGAGACGTAATAACTTTAAATTCAACAAAACCAGGAATATTAATAAATAAAAACATGAAAGTAATGAGTTCAATATTGAAAATACAACATTCTCATATAGTAAATG